GAGGCAATCAATACAGTCATAAATAGAATCAATAGCTTACATACAACATCCATGAAGCTATCTTCAGGCTCATTAAAGTCCATTACTTGACTGCCATAAGAATAAAAATACATAGAGCTAAAGACAAAAGGTAAGCAATCCATTTCATCTCGTATCTTCGCTCTTTTGCCCACAAACCCAACATGGCGCTTTGGATCAGTTCGGAATCCTCATCCATGTAGTTTGGCTTCGGTGGTACATACTTGCTACCAATCTTTACTTTTCCTGTGTTGTATGGAACATTCATTTCTCTTGTGCCTTTCCATCAATATACTTCCAGCCAAGCAGTTCTTCGGTGTTTTTAATATGCGTTGGATTTAGTGGCGCATACACCGCAAACCTTGTAGACCAACCACCTTTTACCTCAGGTGTAATCTGCCAATATCCAATCGGCTCAGGAGATGCCAAAATTGTGTATTGGCTCATATCTCGGTTGATTGTTAAATCGTTACCATTCATTTCTCTTGTGCCTTTCTTAGTATTGCTCTAGCAAATTCAATCCAGCCCTCATTAGAATCAATATGGTTTACAACTGCATTACCTACTGCAATTATTTCCTCATCTGTTAGTTCTTTTACTGGATGGGTATAGAGTGGAATCAAGTCTGTAAAACCCATTTCTACAAAGTAATCTGCACTTCTTGACACATCACCGCCTTGGCTCAGCCACGCTACTGGTTCATTGTTCATTTCTCTTGTGCCTTTCCCTCTAATAGTGCCAGCTTGCTCAGATAGATGGCTGGCGCACCTTACCTAACTATCCTTGCGGATTCTCCTCTGAGCTAGAGGGGATTACTTCAATCATTACGACACACCCGCCACCCTTCTTGGGCAGCCCTCGCTCAATCAATAGCTTTTCCACCTGGACATCGGAATCAAAAATAGCAGCGTGTTCGCAAGCATCTAGGATTGCTTTTGCACAGTTATCAATATCCATGAGCTTCTTACTGCGTGGTCTTAACACAATATGCACACTCAAAGACTGCTCTCCTAGCTTTGGAACTTCGTTGTCCATGACATATTCCATAACAGATTGTCTAAAGAGGACACCACGCTTACTAATAAATCTGCGGTGTCCACTAGCAATCCAGTAGTTATTGATTGAGGGTGGGTAGGGTAGGTCTAGAACAATCATTAACAGCCAATAGGCTTAAATGGTCCTTGTGTGCCTACATCCCAACAGCACATTCCACCTCTACCATCAGGCTGGCATTTAACCTGAGCTGATACGCTTAATGACATCATCGACAGTAAAACAATAGCAATTGCTTTTTTCATGGTGATCTCCTTAAAAGGGTACATCTGAATCTTTAACATGGTTTACTTCTCTTGGATATTCCTGGGTGTTTTGTGGTTTCCAGTTATCCTCGGATAGACTAATGAGCTGCCCTTTTGGGGTGTTCTTAGTCCAGCCAGCAATCTTGAGCGTTTGACCCGCTTTGTAATCCTCAGACAGCAACATCGTGCCTTTCCAGTCGGGTGCTTTCTCATGCTTCTTATCAGCATTACCAAACAATACTCCTTTGCCCATTTGGGCGATATGTCCATTAGCCATTTAATCTCTCCTTATTTCAGCTATGCGGGTTAAAAACTTAGATGTCTGCATACCACTCCATGTCTTTGTAAAAGCATCGTTGGCAGCTCGTAGTTGGTTGTACTTCTTGGTTTTCTCTTTATCGTCATACTTGGTGGAGTTCTGGATACGCTGGAATAGATCCAGGAATCCCTCAATCCAATCCTCAAGGCTAAAGAATGTGGCGTATGGCTCTTGCTGACCTGGAACATATAGGTGCAGTTTATGAACCATGTTGCCAAAATTACCTTTTGGAATGTCTGGGGTTGAATCGGGAATATCCTCTTTGATCGTGTTTAGATCAATCTCACCCGTACCAGGATCGACTACTATGCTACCCATATCCTTGGGTTTGGGCGCATCAAAGTCGCTTACTTCTTCAACGGAATAGAACCCTTGAACACTTCCAGGAAACACCGATCGTATACCTTCCGAAATGCATCGGGATCTGAGCATTGCTCTTGGGAACTTTTGCCAGCCCGAACCTGGTTTGACAAGACCGATCTTGGTTGCCTGTTCAATTGTCCATGTAACGGCAAGCTCTCCACCATTGGGGTGACTAAATACGCCTGTAACTTTCTCATCTGTGTAGTCCTTCCAGTCCACTTTACCACCCGCATTTTGAAACCTAGCTAGCATCGCATCGGCTTTTAATGCTGGTCTGCCTTGGATGATATGAAAATCCCGTGCTGCTGTGGCGGGGTGCATACCTTCCGCTTGTGCTACTGCCATTAGCGCTAACACGCTATTGGTATCCTTCATCCCGAATAAACCGCTTTTGGCTATTGCTTCTGCCATCTGCGACATATCCGTAAAGCTGACAATATTGCTCATCTTATCCCCTTTCATTAGGCTTTACTTCACTAAAAATCTACGGCTACCAGGTTGCTCAATTACGAACTGCTCGTAAATGTCTGGCATGGCTTGTTTAAAGAGATCACTAGAAAAGCGCTTGGATGTCTTAGCGGATCTCCAGGTCACTAAGGTATCCCCTGAGATGGATACGATCTCGCTCTTGTCGCCCATGGTGTTGCGGATTGCTACCTCTAAGGCTTCGCTCTGATCCTCAAGCGCCTTAATGCTAGCTTTGTACTGCTTTAGCTGTGCTACTGCTAACTCAATATTTTGCGTTGCAACAATGGATTCATCGGTGCTATTTGGGTAGATCAGTTTGGTCTGCTCTATGGTTTCTGCTGGTGGTAGGCTATCGGTCTTGCAATACGCCCATAACTTAGCCATACGCTGTACTAGGTCATCTTTCATACCCTCGGTGATCTCAAACTCAATGGTTACAAATTCGCTTCCACCAAATAGAACAGCCAAAAATATACGATCGATATTATGACAAGCACATTCGTGTATGAGCTGGGCAAGGTCAGCATCAGGAATCCGATTAGCATCGGCATCAAACTTATTGCGAACTCCAGCGTTATAGTTTTTTGCTTCAACAAGCACACGACCATCTGCACTAATGAAATCAAAATGAGAACGCATCCAATCGTGTTTGGGGTGAGTGAGGGCATAGTCAGCTTCCTTTAACTCCATCTTATGTTTATCTTGAAATAAGCGCCCAATGACAGGTTGCATGACATGACCCATCTGCACCGCTTCCACATTGGATAAGTCTGGCGCTTCCCGTTTACCTTGCTTGGTGAGTATGGCATCCACCGCACGACCATTGGCAGCCATGCGGGAATCACCACTCCACCAGGCGCTATTGCGCACATCTGGCGCAAAGTCTGATTGAGCATTAGCCATCATGCACCCCTAGTAATGATATTGAGTAGTGCAATTAGATGATTAACTTGCTTGCGATAGAAATCTACTTGCTTGCGTAGCTCTGCAATCTCATCAAGCCCTTGCTCAACAGCTTCATCCTGGCGCTCTATTAATCCTTCTAACGCTGTAATACGCTTTTGTAGGGTTGTGCTTGTGTTGGTGCTACCTTTGGTTCTTGCCATGGTTTATCTCCCGAATGGAATTGTGGATAGTTCATCAAGTGCTTCGTGGTCTACTTCTTCAAACCACTTGGCATCCATACCGCATCGTTCTTCATTCATGCGATAGGTATATGCAAACGAATAGATTGGTCTGCCGTTAACAGGATTGACTTGGGGTAATACAGAACACTCATCACCTGAGCGTAGGTGCATACAGCTAGTGCATAGTTTCATACGAATTGTCCTCATAGTTAGGTTATCTGATTAGGTGCTACAAGCGTAGATTACACCATTACTTTTTCTAATGCAACTATTTTTTTAATCATGTATCTTTCGTAAAGCATACATAGAATTCTATATAATAGATATATAGTAATATATATATAGTAGTAGAATAGACATAGTAGTTCTAATAGACATCGTAGAATAGATACTTCGTAGAATAGAATCCCTATATTCTCTTTCTATCATATAACTTCGTAGAATAGACATAGTAGTAGAATAGAACATAGTAGTAGGTTAGACATCGTGGGTTATACATCGTCTAGTAACATCTATGTATGGGGTTCTGAAATCAATTGGGGTTCACGATCCCCAGGGCATGACGGATGAGGTCCAGAATGACCCAGGCGCATGAGGTAGCAAAAAAAGAGAGCCAATCAGGTCAATAAAGCGCACACACGCCCGAGGGAACAATCAGGTGCTTTTGAGAAGTTCAAAACCACGGCTACCGCTAGTCTTGGTCAAAGTTCAGCAGCTCGATTGAAAATGGGAAATGGTTTGATGACAAGCATTTTTTTAAAACCGATTTAAACGGGTTTTAAGGCGAAAAAAAGGGTTAGATATACTAACCCCTTAAATGAGTGAGAAAAGCGCTTAAAACAGCATTAAAAACGATAATAGAGCTATCCAGGATAGTATCGCTATCACCTTATCGATAAAACTATCGTTATAAGTAATCATTTAGTCTAATCTTCCTGGCTTATTGGTTGATAACCAGGCATTAAATGACAAGGGTTTTATCCCTTGCTTAGCAGCCCAATATTGGTATGCCTGGTATTTTTGATTAGCAAACAATCCACGATTAAATTCACAATCGCTTAAACCATGGGTTTTCATTTCAGTAAGTAGGCTCATGGTCAATTGATCCTATAACCCATGTATTTATCATCATCCAGGCGCACCAGGAATTCATGCTCATTTATGGGTAAGTATTCCCTGGCGGGTTTATCAAGGTATAGCCATGATCCCCCCTCTAATTGAACGGCGTTAGACTGGCGTTTTACTATATCCCTGGTAACCCCTATGAGCTTGCCTTGTGGATACCAATCATGCCTAATCATG